CTCCCCTTTTGAGGGAATCCCTAGTTTACTACAGGGTTAAAACTTAAACGCTTGTAGCGCCAAACCAGCCATAGTCACCAGAAACCATAGAAACTGCTGGTGAAATGTATGAACCGCCTGTTGCTGTTACTTGGAAAGTAGAAGCATTAACGGTGCAAGTTGTGGTGCTTGGAGTGATAGTAGCGGCTGCTTGTGCGAACACATAACGCTTACCATCTGATGCAAAAGTTTCTGCACCGATTGGGCCAAACGCTGGAATTACTTCTGCGGTTGAACCGTTGGTTAAAGCAAAATCAACTGGGGTAACTGTAGTTAAAGATACGCCAGCGATAGGGAGAGTACTGTATGCCATGATATTTTTCCTTTCAAATCAATGGATTAGTTTGTCAAGATGCCTTGGAGGAAGCGGTTACTTGTGGTCAAGTTACCAGCCCAGCCGTACAACTTAACAATAGCGTCTTGGTTAATTGCTTGACGCTCGCCACCGATAGGTACAAAGTTACGCTCTTTGTGTGGGCGTAGGAAAATGTAATTGGTGTTCAAGAAGTACATGGTGTTAGAAGGTTGCTCGTTACCATAACCGCCACCCAATACCACATCAGCAGATGTACCGCCACCATAGAACTTCATGGATGCGAAACCTGAAGAACCAGATTCTTCGGTCATGATACGCTGAATAGCTTGGAGAGCTTGTACATACAGGCTGTAGAAGTTGGTATCAGCAACAATCAAGTCGGCTTTATCAGTACCACGAACCAACTGGAGGGCTGTTGAAGTCATCTTAGCTTGGATGTTGGTAGCAGTAATGGTTGTGCCAGTAGTTGCTGTGTTCTGCCAGAAAGACCAGTTAGCAGCATTAATACCACCGTAAGTACCAGAGGTAGGAGTTGCGGAAACCGCAGCAGCCAAACCATCCAAGTTCTTACCACCGTTACCTGTACCGTCTAGGAACAAGTCGCCAGAGATACGGTTTAACAAGCGAGCTTCAGAAACTTGCATACGACCATCTAACAGGTCAATGATTGCTTCTTTGCTTGAGTTTTGAAGCATTTCCAAGCCAGACATAGTAACTGCATCAGCGTACTGAGCAATTTTGTACTGGGCTGCAGAAATTGGGCTATCTGGGGAAATGTTCAATACTTCATATCCAGAGTAGCTGTTTGCATTGTTGGTATTTGGGTCGTTGTACATGATTTCTTCCAAAATCACATTACCACCTGAGAATGGGCGTACATTGCCCTTCTTGTCCAACTGTTGCAAGATTGCGTTGTTGTTTGTTAAGTTGTCTGCCAATTCACCGCTACGACTTTGGATGGTAGTAGCGATAATATCGGTAATTGCGCTATTAGCAAATGCCATGATAGTTATCCTTTAAAAATAAGTTAATTTAAACCCTGCCAGTCATTGCCTCGCCTAATTGCGCTGCAATAATTGACCTTCTGTCCTTACCATCTGCCTTATTACCCACTCCGCTAGGTGTAACGGACTTTGGACTAACTGCGGCAGCTTTGGCTTTAGCTACTTGTTGTGCCTTTGATGCTTCCTTTTTAACTTGGGCAAGGAGTCGTTCTTGTTCCAATTTAAAGACTTCATCATTCATACGCACAGCTTTTGCATAAGCCGTTTCAAGGTCTTGGGCTAAACCACGCTCAAGTAATTGAGCCATATCTTCCCTTACCACCTCAAAGTGCGGAAACTTCTCCGCATCACTACTAACCCTCTGAATTTCTGCCATCAGACGGCTTTGTTCTTCTTGTTGCTTCCAGCCACGAACCTGTTGCACTTCGTTCTGCAAAGCAGCAAGTTGTTGATTCAACGCATAAGACTGTGGGTCTTGTTGCATTGGCGCAACACTTTCCCCTAATTGTATTCCATAATCTTGTGCAAGTCTATGAAATAGTTGAACTCTTTGGTCATAAGGTGCGCTAGATAAAATCATGTGTGCTCTGCCAAGGTTATTAATCCAGGCAGCAGGGTGAATGTTTTGCTTCTGTAATTCAGGGACAAATGGGGCGATTGCCTCTACTAGCACTTTAGCGTTGTCGGCTTCTTGTTTATAGGTAGAAACACCCTTTTTGTACTCAGATTCACGCTGATTTGAATATTCTGCTAATTTGAGGCTTTCTTCTTTGGTTAATTGCTGACCAGAAGTGAGCTTATCCCAAATTGGTAGATACTCTTTTTTCCATGTGGTTGGGCGTGGAATCGCTTTTACAGTTTCTTCTTCCTGCGGTTCTTCATCCGACTCCTCAGATTCAGCAGCTTGAACGCTTTCGGCAGGTTTTTCACTATCTTCTGCGACAGCTTCCTCTTGATTGGACTCCTCGGCATTATTCTCTGCCACATCCTTTGGTTCTTCCAAGGGTTCTTCGACAATTTCATTCTCCTCAGGTTGTTCTAAGGCTGCCTCCATTGCTGCTTCTAATGCACTTCTGCGGTCATCACTCATGTTTTCTCCAAGTTATCGGTAGTTAAGTTTTGCGTATGCCAATTCTGCAATTTGGCGTTTACGCTTTTCCGCAGATTTGCGGTCAATCTCAATCGGCTTGTGTTGCATTGGGACATCATTGCCAATTTCAATCATTCGGTGCTGTTTCAAGTGTTCTCTGTGGTGGCTACGGCTTTTAATCCATGAGCCATCAACTTGGCTGATATAGCCTTCAATATCGGACATGACCATAGCCGATTCACGCCTTGTCATTTCTTGTTTTTGTTTCCATGCTTCTTCAGCTTCGGGTGTTCCTAGGGTAAACCCCCAGAACTCAAGGTAATAATCTTTATCAGATTGTTTAGCTTTTACATGGTTTCCTTCAGACCATCCGCAGTTTGGACAAATCATAACGCCTCCAATAGTTGTGGTAGTTTGTGCCAGTCACTCTGGCGTAAGGGGACAGCGGAATCGTACCAACTGGCATTTTTCCATCGCCAACAAATATAGGCATCTTCAGGCAACAAAACAAAAGTCTTGACACCCAAAGCGCCAGCTAAATGCGCTGTAGCCGTATCAGGCGCTACAACGGCTTTTAATGACTTCATATGACACGCAGTCTTATAGAAATTTTGTTTCCAGCCATCGCTAGGCAATGGCATAAATATGTCGTCAATTTCTGGGTTTAATGAGTAGCAATCATCACCGACTAATTGGCGCAATTCTTTGATGGGCGTGGATTTAATATAATGAAGTGGGCCTTTAGATGCCATCCAATTAACCCCAACTTTGCGCTCTATCGGGCTAAAACCAGCGTCTAAATAGCCTTCTGAGCCAACAATTTTATCCTTCGTAATTGGGAATGATTGGCGGACATAGCTTGGCGAGTGCATCGCAAAAAATGGCAATGACATTGAGCCTACCCAATAATCCGCTTCTAAAGGTTTGCCCTCTGTTCGTGTGCTAGAAATGTAATCAACGCAATCCATTTGCCCTAGCAACTGCATCATGGATTCGTGAACCATTACGCTGACTGTTCTAGCGCCCCATACTTTGAGCATAGGCAGAAATCGAGCCATCTGAATAATGTCGCCAAAGCCTTGTTCCATCTGAACGGTGATGTGCTTGTCATAAAGCCTTTCGCCATTCCATTTTGGGGCTTTAATCCATTTATCCCATTTCTCGCCTGTGGCTTGCATGGTTTGTGGATGCCATCTAAATTCGTAGAGCCTGAACCCTGGAAGATAGTGACCTAAATGGAGTAAATCTAAACCTTTTTTATATTGTGAATGTGCTGTCATAAGAGCATTAATAGAGCTTCTTCGTCATCCTGTTCGGCTTTGAATTTAGCGTCTAAGATTGCAAGAGCAGTAAGGGTTTCTGCTAATACTTTCTTGTGGGCTATCGCTTGTTGTAATTCCTTTTCTTGTCTATCAAGATTGGCGATAACCGCTTCTATGCGTGTGACTTCGACTGACGGTGTATCAATCCTAATCTCTTGTTTTGATTGTAGTTTATTTTTTTGTTGCTTGCTTACAACAGGGTCAATCAAATCCCTAAATTTCTTTTTGCGAGATGCGCTATCAGCTTTGCGAGCCTCAATTAATCTTTGTTCGGCAGCAAGGCGCTTGCGCTCTAAAGCCCGCAGTCTTTCGTAGTCACGCTTGCTGATGCCACCGTCATGGGTATCTTTGGTATTTGTGCCAGGCGTTACATAACCAATGAATAAAGCGGTATCGTTGTCGTCAATCGTGTAGATTTGCGCTGTTTCTAACGCTTGGGCAGTAAATGTCGCTGTATCTGTGCCATCTGTAGCGCTGATATAGGCGCTTACAAGGTTCTGTGCGGTAAATGTTGCCGAATCCGTACCATCTGTTGCCGAAATAGCACCAGAAACCGCTACAGAACCAGTTAAAGTGGCTGAATCGTTGTTATCGGTGGTGTAAATGTAGCCAGAAACGAGTTCTTGGGCGTAAATCGTGCAAGTATCAGTACCATCGGTGGTTGATATATTGCCTGTAACAAGAACTTGACCTGTTAGGGTCGCAGAATCGTTGTTATCTGTAACTGAAATCGTGCCAGTAATTATCGGAAGGGCTATATCCGATATTGGCTGGTTTGATATGGGGTTAAAACCCAGCATTTTAGACTACCACCCAGCGGCTACCAGTCGAAACTGTAACGGTGACTCCTGTGTTAATAGTGACTTTGCCAGCAGACATAGCATTGTAGTTGCTTGGAATGGTGTAACTTGTAGCTATGGTCGTTGGGTTTGTATGGAAACCATAACTTGCATTTTGAATAGGTGCAGTATTGGTCGTGCCGTCAAAAGTAAATGCAGAAGAAGCGCCAAAAGCACCGCTGTTATTGTATTGAATTTGGGTGTTTGAGCCAGCAGCAGAAGCTGTTACTGTTGCCCATGTGCCATCCCCACGCCAATAAGTGCTAGATGATGCCGCAGTACCGCTATTTAGGTTAGTTACTGGCAAGTTTCCTGTTACTTGTGTTGCAAGGCTGACATTTGATAATGTGCCACCAAGCGTCAAACTTCCGCTAGAACTTACTGTACCAGTTAATGTAATACCATTGACTGTGCCTGTGCCGCTTACGCTAGTTACCGTACCTTGTGGGTTTGAGGCGGTTGTAATAGTTGTAACACGACCATAAGTATCTACTGTAACAACAGGAATTAAAAGGCTAGAGCCTGTTGTGCCAGCAGTCACAATACCTGAAGTCAAATTAACGGTAGGAATGGCGCTTGTGCCAGCTACAGTTAAAGTAGTTGAAGTAATAGAGGTTACTGTTCCAGAGCCTTTATTGTTAAAAGTGTTCCAATCAGTAGAGCTTAAATAGCCATTCGTGCTGGTTGTGGCTTGTGAAATAACTAATGGGCTTCCAGAAGTGCCTGAGCCTGATAATGGGCTACTTGCCGTTACCGCAGTTAAATATGAACCTGCTGGTTGCTTATTGTTAAAAGTGTTCCAGTCAGTTGATGAAAGATAGCCATTTGTGGTCGCAGAAGATTGCGAAATAACCAAATGACTGCCGCTTGTACCTGAACCCGATAATGGGGCATCTGCTGTTACCGATGTTAAATAACTACCTGCGGGCTGTTTGTTATTAAAGGTATTCCAATCGGTACTGGTCAAATAACCATTTGTGGTGGTATTGGCAGCAGCCATACTAATGGTAGGGGTAGAACCACCGCTAGATACTACTGGTGCTGTACCGCTAACGCTTGTGACTGTTCCTACGCTGACAGAACCGCCTAAAGCGGTCACATTGCCGTTAATGGTGATTGAGCTATTTGTCAATGCGCCATTAGGAATAGAGCTAAAGTTTGTGCCTACAAAGCTAGGCGCTGCGCCAGAGGATACGGATTGATTAAGAGTATATGAACCGCTTAAAGTCAGGGTATTTGTTCCGTTGTTAATTCCTGTGCCACCATAAGCGCCTGTAATGACATTGCCATTCCATGTGCCATTGGTATAAGAACCAGCCCAAGAAAGCGTATTGGTACTCCAGCTTGCATTGCTTGGTGCGACATTATGGTAATCCCACGAACCAGCAGCAATCGAATTGCTTAATAAAGTTACAGAAATAAATGCGCCCGACTGGGTTGTGCATACGGTTGTGCCAGAGTTATTTTTGACGACAATCGTGCCTGAGGATTGATTGTTATTGAATGTGAATAACGCACCATTAGGCAAAGTGGTGGCATCAGGTAACTGAATGGTCTGACCGCCAGAGCCAGTAATTGTCCAATTTTGGACTGATGAAGCAGTTAATGTAATAGTCGTGCCACTTGCTGCTTGGCTTGTAAAACCTTCGAATAAGCAGTTAGTCGTTATATTGCCATTAAGGTCAAAATATGCACCTTTAGCGGCTGGCATATCGCCCCAAACAGATAACTGTGCGCCACTAAAATTCACTAAAGAACCAGCGTTAGACGATGCCAATACAGTAGTTCTAGCCAATGTGGTCGTGCCACCTGTAACCGTAACCGTACCGATACCGACTTCCCAGTCAGCGTAACCGTTGGCGTAAATACCATAATAAGTGGTATTGCCATTGCCAATGGCAGAGCCAAATGACTGATAGCCTGTTACAGCGCCAGCAAGGGTTAAAGTACCAGTTCCGCTAGTTGTGCTAGTTTCCTGGACTCTATCTTTAATGATTAGAGCCATGATTTAGCCTTATTGGTTAGCTCGGATAATCGTACCTGAGGAGATGCTGACTACCTGTGTTGCGTCAATAGAGGTGTTGTTCAAGTTCATATCGCATCCAGTCAATCCTACAGAACCATCCATGACTACGGTTGTGCCGTCAGCTTTGGTGATGCGGAAGAACGATGCTGTGCCTGTGCCGACTGCTGTGCCGTTGGTTACACTTCCCAAAGTGATAGTGCCGTTAGAGTCAGTACCAAAGCTACCAGATACGACCAACTGAACCAAAAGGGTTTGTCCGCTAATTGCGGTATTGGCATTAGCAGGTTGTGAGCCAGCGTAGATATTGATAATAGAGCCTGAGCCAGCATAGGTAATTAGACCTTGTTGTTGGGCATCTCTTGTGCCGTTGGAATACTTAAGATTTGATGCCATTAGATAACTCCTTGGATTTTACCGTCTGGGCCACGAACTACTTGCTTTGGCCTATTGTGATTTTGGTTAATTGTATCAACTAAACTGCTTATTTGATTGACCATTTCCTGATTGCTTTGGGTAATAGCATTGGCTAATGGGGCTAAAGGATGCTCCATTGATTGAGCCATTGCTTCCTCGGTCATATAAGCGGTTTCGCCATTGTCATCTGCCGCAGAAATACGAGCTACTTCAATCTTAGCGCCATTGTTAATGTGGGCAAGCAAGACTTGTGTATTGCGCTCCATGTTCATCTTCATTTGGGCTAATTTGGCTTGCATTTCAATATCAGCTTGGTTGCGAGCAGCTTCTAACTGGAATTTAAGCTGATTTTCTTGGGCTTGATATTCTTGTTTAGCCTTTTCCAACTCATTCTCAGCTTGTAGCTTCTGCATTTCTAGCTGATTCTGAATTTGTAGCTCTTGAGCCTTAGCTTGCATCTTCATTTGCTCGATTTGGACTGCCATTGGAAGTGGCTTAGGCTGACCTTCCATTTGTTTGGCTTGCTGACGGAATTTATCGGCAGTTTCGTCAATCAATCCCTCTAATCCTTTACCAGCTTTGAACGCTGTAGTAGCAAACTTGAGCATTTCCATCAATAATGGCGTTAATTCTGGGCTTGCTTGGGCAGCAGGAATGGCTTTTTCCATAAATCCACCAATAGATGACAAGAACTCCATGCGGTCTTGCTTTTCTTGCATTTCATCTTGGTAAATCATTGAGTCTGTGGTGACTTCAATGCGGAAATTCTTACTGACTTCGTCTTTGAGCAACGCCATTGCCTGTGGAATCAACTGTTTATCGTTATCCGATAGTTGCATTGCGCCAGAAATCTTAACAATCGTATCTTCGGTGAAGTGCTTGCAGATAATCTGGGATTTGATAGCCAATAACTCGGTAGCAAATGATACGACTGCGTGTTGCATGGTCTTTAGGCGACCAGCAGCGTTGTTGGATTTGATAATTTGTGCGCCCAAAGTCTCATTAGGGTCGGTTTGACCACGCTGAATATCGGCAATACCCATCAATTCGTAGATTTGACCTTTAACTTGCTCCATCGCCTGATAGCAAGACATCAATGCTTGGGCAAATGGGGCAATATCAACAAGGTCTAATGCGCCTTTTAAGCCTTGTTTCTCAGCAAATGCCATCCAGTTTTTGACAGGAATCAAGACATTGGACTCATTGCCTTCGGAAAATAAGCGCTGTAGCTCAGATGCGCTGGCATCGTATAAACCACGAATCTTTAGCGCCCCAATCAAGCCGTCAATACGGTCACATAGGTCATCAAGTTCACGAGCTTGGTCTTGGTAAATGGTGAAATCAGGGATTGGTTCAAGGCTATCGGTAGTAATCGTAGCGTAGAGTGGTTTTGGGCAAGGCCAGAAGTTCTCAAGTTCTAATGGGTCATCACGCTCATCAAGGATTTTGCCGAGTGATTTGCTAATCCATAGGACTTTGCCTGTTTCGGCATCCCAAATCTCGTAAATCATTGCTTGGTAGGCTTGGTCGTCATTCTTAGTGTATGACTTACCTGTCTGCTCTGGCTTGGTGTCAAGGGGAATCTGATGACCGAGTTCTTCGCCAAAGCGCTCTACCAATGCGGTGCGGTTCATATAAACCTTGCGCCATACTGCGGTGACTTCTTCCCATGTACGAGCAACGGTATGACCGAAATCACGCCAATGAACATAATCAACTGGGCAACATTCGTACTCAATTTCTTCTTCGACTTCGCCTGGCTCATCAAGCATATTCTCCTCAGGCATCTCGCCCTCAAGAGGTTTGCCTACATCACCTTCGCCATTAACATAGCTTGGGTCATAGGCTTGCTTGGTGTCAGTTACTTCGGTAATCTCAAAACCATCCTCAGGCAATTTTTCTGCTTTTGCTCTGAAATGTGGCTCATAACGAACCCATGCTGTGCCACGACCACCCAATAGACGGTCTGTAACGCAGTTCTTCATGGCGGCTAGATAGTCACCATAATGCTCAATCTCAAACTCTAAAGCTCTTTCTAGCATCATTGATGCTACACGACCAATAGGGTCGTTATCTCTGAATCTACGGCTTACATCAGGGCGTGGTAGGCGAGCAAAGATAGCAGGGCTAATCGTCTGGACATTTGACCAAAGGATATTAAAGCGAGCATTAGGATTGGTTTTATTGCGGCTGTCGTCTTTATATTTCTTCAGAATCTTATCGACTCTTGCTTCCCAAAGTTTAAATGACCTTTCATAGGCCATAATCTTGTCATACCAATCTGAGTAGGTATGTGATACTTCTGCTCGCAATTCGGACATATAAAGCCTTATGAGAAGTTTCCGACTACTACTGCGCTAACACCAGCGCCAGTTGTGATTTTCCATGCGCCATTTAACGATTGGGCTTCAACGGTTAATGAATAAACACCTAATGCTGCATTAGCAGGAATCAATGGAATTGATGTAGAGCCATCAATAATGGTTAAAGTGCTTGTTGAAGATGTGGTTACAGTAGCAATAACACGAACTAAAACATCTCCTGCTGCACCCACATTGCCCATAACTTGAGCAGTAGTCGATGGTGCAACATATTCGTAGGTTGTTCCGTAAGGAAGTTGGATGCCAGACATTTAGATTCTCCTGTTGTTGGTGGTTGCTGGTTGCTTCCACATATCATTTAAAGTTACATCAGTTTCGCCCACAAATAACCCTTTAATTGGGTCATCTTTGGTCATGATTCTTTCTTCCTCTCGCCAAGCCACCGCAGCCATCCTAAATGCGTCTGCAGCATGGCTAGTCCAATCGTGCCGAGGCTTGTCTCTAAAAACCTTTCTATCATCGTCATACTCTCGCTGATATTGTCTGAGGCTTTCGATTCCATCATTACACCTTTCGCTATCAAACCAAGACCGCATCAATAACATACGAGTTGCTTGGATTCCGTCTTGAAGTGACAAATTCGGCACTATTTTCATAGATTCTAACGGAATTTTAGCAGAAAGTTGCTCAATTATTGACTTTCCGCCAGATGCTAGTGTTTTTGCTCTTGCATCGTGGGGCAGATAATGTAGCCCATATTGATAGTCAAACTCGGCAGCTTTACTTTGAATGAGTCCTGTATAGAAACTGACAGGCTGACCATTGCTTCCATGATATTCAAGGAATCTGACTTCGCCACGAATGACTTGCCACCACCAGATTGAGGTGTCATCGCTATACCCCAAGTCCCAGCTTGTAAATACTTTATACATTGGGTCATGCTCGACATTGGTAATCCTATTCAAATCAGTAAGCTGGCGCATCTCTTTACCATAGTAAGCACCAATGATGGCTGACTCAAAGTCGCACTCAAACTCTTGCAGATATTGGTCTTGCGTCATGGATTTGGCAGCGTCATCAAGCTCTGACTTAGCCAACAATCCAGTCTGACTAGCCCTTAGGGTCTTGCAATACCAGTTTGTGTCGTTAGAAGCGGTGTTGTATAGCTCCCAGAAAGCATTATGACCTTTAGGCGTTCCAATGAAAACTGCCCATCCAAGTCTGTCTGCCAGCAAAGGCCGAATAATCTCGCCCCAAATACGAGGGCGCATATCTGCATACTCATCTAACACAATCCCATCGAGGTAAAGACCTCGTAAAGCATCAGGATTATCAGCGCCAAAGAGACGAATTCTTGCTCCATTTATTAGTTCCACCCATAGTTCAGATTGATTGGCTTTAGCCAATACTGGCTGACTAAACCTTAACAGGTAGTCCCATGCGATATTCTTTGCTTGGCTGTAATATGGTGCAACATAGGCATAGCGACCATCATCTTTGCCCTCAATTAGTGCTTTATAGATTAAATCATTGATGCAAGAGACGGTTTTACCGCATCTACGATGGGCAACAATCACAGCCCAACGCTGAGTTCTATCGTGGAAATCTAGGAATACATCACGAGGTTGGTAGTCTAGTTCTACCTCTTGGACTATTTCTTCCAAGACACCACCAAGCGTTGAGGAGCTTTCTCATCACCCACTACTTCTGTGCGGGCTAGTTTAGGCACAGAGTATTCAACTAAATTCTGAACAATCTCACAAGCCTTTGCAGGATTAGGTTGAACAATCCACTTTCCAGTCTTATCGTCAAAGATGCCTTCTGCGGTGCTTTGAATCCACGATTGAATATAAGGTAGGTTGCTATCAAGAATAGCTTTAACGGCTTCACGAGCCTCCTGAGTGGCTTTATTAGGCACTCCTGGCTTTCTTCCAGCCCTGTTTAAGTTCTTTTCTACAGATTTCGACACTTTATTGTCCATACATTCTCAAGTAATTGATTTGTAAGACTTTATTCTACAACAGATTTTAGTAAGGGTCTTTGCCTTCTTTTTTCATCGCAGCAGTCATCGCCTTATCAAGCATTTCTCTGCGTTTGGCTCGTTTATTCTCTTTCTCGATAAGAATATTGCCTTTACCTGCTTCCATTTCTGGCGCTGGTTTGTCTTTTCTACGCTTGGCTTGGTTCTTCTCTAAGGTAGATTCGGTATGAGGGCGCAACATGGCATCCTCTTTTTTGTATTTGCGGTTCATGTGTTCCATTACATATCCTTCATAGCTTCTTCAATGTGTTTTCTGCGGGGTTTTTTGGCGGTCTTTGCCGACTCTTTAAATGCTTCAGCACTAGGCGCACCCTTTTGACCAGGCTTACGCATCTTTTCGCCTGAGCCATGCTTAATGCGCTCTTGTTTGGCGTGAATATTGGCGTATAAACCGTTAGGCACAATGCCACCTCGCTCTAGCTGCTTTACCTCTTTCGCCAGTCCATCCTTTAGACCTAGCGCAAAAACTGTCATGTCTTGAACCACTTGCTTGTGGGGCTTGTAAATGACTGCCGTTCTTGGCGTTATAGGCTGCTCTGCCTTTGGCGGTCATACCAGCGCCTTCACTTGCGGGCAGATAGTGTCTATTCTTGCCTTTGGTGGTCTTTGCAATGGGTTTATCATGCTTATCCATTGCGGCACGAATTTGGTCTTTACGACTCATTTATTGAACTTTTCTAGTTCCATTGCCAATCTAGCTCTACGGCCTTCTTTGCCTTTGGCTTTGGTGGCTTCTTCTAGCTTTTTCTTAGGGATTTTTTCGCCCTCTTTAACGCCTAATTCTTTCTTTAATGCGCCTTTATGCTTAATAGCGCCAGCAATCCAGTTAGCCATATTAGCCTTTCATGTGCTTTTTCATTGACATTTCTACGGCATCTTTGTGCTGGGCTTCTTTTTTGCCCAATACCTTACCGTAGGCTTCTTCTAGCTTGGCTTTGCGCTTGCCTTTAGCGTTATCTCGTTCAACATTTAGGGCGATTGCCACAGCTTGTTTGCGTGGCTTTCCTGCGGCTTCTTCAGCTTTAATGTTTTTACCTACGCTTTTGGCGCTACCAGATTTGTCTAAAGGCATGATTATTTCTCCTGTTCAACGGATTTTAACACTTCGATAGCTTCTTGCACAGAATTTACCCGATACAAATGCCCACCTTTCCAGTTGGCAAATAGCTTAATTTGCAGGGGAGTTAGTTTCTTATCTGCGCCATCTTTGACTTCCATCAAAATAGTTTGGTCATCAAACAAAACTAGTAAATCTGGGATGCCACCACCTACGGTATGCAAAGAATAAACATCAGCACCATAATCTCGTAGCGCTTTTACAACATTCGCTTGATTTTTATCGGTTTTTTTGACAGCAAATGACATATAGATAGGTTAGTATTCAGTAACTTATTGATTATAAGGGGTAAACCTTGAAGATACTGTTGATTGACATTGAAACTTCACCCAATTTAGCCCATGTTTGGGGTATTTGGCAACAGAATGTGGGACTGTCCCAGTTATTAGAATCTTCATATACGATGTGTTACTCGGCTAAATGGCTAGGCGAGGAAGATGTTTACTTTGATTCAGTTCATCGAAACGATGCCAAAAAGATGTTAGAGGGCGTTCATGCCATGCTATGTGAAGCCGATGCGGTAGTGCATTACAATGGCTCAAAATTTGATATACCGACTCTAAATA